TCTTCATTTGTTGTATCGTGGAAATATAATTCACAGAACGGCCTGGTTGGTAATCTTTCACTCCTAGGCTTTATCATAAATGTAGAACGTGCATCTAATACCAATAATGTATTCTGATAGTAGGTTAATTTTTTTTCTTGCTTTTCTTTGGATATAATAATGTCCTCTGCGCTGCTTTTGTCGGTCCGTTGCCTAAAGAACCAATAGCCTATGTATCCCGATTTACGTTTGGGCTTCAATGGCTCAACAAAATCTTCATGGAAATGTACATCAACATGATTTTGATCAATGAATGTCTTCCATCTCTCGTGCTCCTGGTTGTTCCACTGCTCGTACAAGCGATCATAGATGTCTAATTTTATAAAATTCTTGCAGTAGATGTGTGGTATTGGATCTTTATGGCAATTATGTTTGCTTACTTGCCAGTTGGTATGCATCATGACGAGAAAAGGTTGATTAATTCTTTCTTCCAAACGTCGCTGTATTCGCAATCTCTGTAATTTTCAAACCACGGACCGCCTTCTGTGTAATGTAATATTTTTGGAGTGCCATCTTGGGGTTCTTTATACCAACCCACCAACCAGTTGTACACGTGAGGTAGAGATCCTATGTCAGAATCTTCCAACCAACTGAATCTATGTAAGAATTTGCCTGTTTCTTTGTTTAATAATTCTTGAGTAAGAATTCTATTTTTAGGATGGGCACAATTCCATAACACCATAGAACTCCAGTTTTTTCTAGGATATGCCAATTGCATCTGTCCATCCATCTTTACACCCTCTGGGGGAGTGTAATCGTGTTGCACACATACCACTGCTTTGCTTTCATCACAGTATTGTTTTAGTTCATCGGCATCTATCCGCCAAACAAAATCGCAATCACAGAACACTGCCCAGCCTTGATAATTTTGTAGATATGGTATGAAAAATCTTGTGAATGTAAATTCCGTGCTGGCCAGTTTATCTATTTCCCTGGTATAGATTCCGGCTTCTCTGAGAGTTTTCATTTTCAGAGGAACTATTTCAGCATTTTGATTCCTGCGTTTTATTGAATGCTCGCACACCTGATATGTGATATCTTCTCTTGGATCATACCCTACATATATCTTCATATTAATAATTATTTAAATATCTAAATAAGGGAAAATTTTTCGCCAATTTGTTTTTCTTCTTTTATCCAACTGATCTAAAAAAAATTTTAAATTTTTTATTTGTTCATAATCAGGTTCTATGTTTGGTAAAGAATTGAGCAACCCTGACATATATTTTTTTGATATAATATTACGTTGATTATCTGTGGGCATAATTTCTAAAATTTTTTCAATATCTTCTTGCCAAAAATTTTTTCCATATATTTTAGGATGTAACCAATCTCTACCAGTGACAAAATTTACATGATGGTTTATAGTTCTTTTCTTTCTGTAATTATTGATAACTTCTATTAACTTATTCATAGTTCTCATAGTCAAATTATTAATAATTTGATTAATATTGATATAAATCCATTTTTGATTTACTGTGTATTCAAATAATTTTTCCCAGAAATCTAATTTTAGTCCAAATCTGGCATATTCGGCTTCTTCACCCCAACCATCGATGCTGCATGTTAAATCCAATCTACCTATTTTTCTATTTTTGCAAAGTTTTTTTATTTGTTCTATGTAATCTTTGTAAATTTCTTCTTTGACCATTAGATTTGAAACAATACAAAGTTCTAGATCTTTATTTTTTAATTTTTCTAATGTTTTTAAAATTTCTTTTAATTCTGATTGATAAAATATTTCTCCTCCAAGAAGATTTAATTTTTTTAATTGATTTCCATTTTTTAAAATCCATTCCATGCTTTTTTCAAAAAATGTTTTAGCGTCTTTATGTTCTGGTATTGGATCGTATGATTTAATTATTTCACCGTTTGATTTATAAATTGGCCCAAATTTCTTTGTTTCGCTTTCCCATTGAGAGCTAAAGATAGATCTACAATAGGTACACTTTAAATTGCATGTGTTGTTTACATAAAGTTCTAAAATTTTTGGAGTTATTTTTGTTGCATTTGGATTTGATAATAATTCTATTGGAGTTTGATTAGGAATAGACAAATGATGTAGTCTATCACTCATGCCTCCTGTGTCCTCAACATTTTTACAGTATTTGCATGAACCAGAACCACCATTTTCAGCAGTTGGCCATTTGCCGTCTAGCATTATTTCTCTTTCTTTAATTTTTTCTGGAAGATTATGAAAGTTTTCAAAGTTTTCTACAGTTAAAGGTATATTGTTACACCTGTGGCAACTACTGGTAAATCCATAGCTAAGATATAATGTTGACCAATTCCATTTAAGTTGGCAGGCGGGATCTTTTTTAATAGGAAAATATATATCTTCTTTTTCAAACATTATAATTTTTCTTGCTCTCTCATTTTTTTCCTAATGTCAGTGGCAGAAATTTTTTGTATGTACTCTGGCAAGACAATCTCTTCTATCTTGTATCCAACTCCTCTGCCATAACAAATATTAGTTATATTTGGTACTAGAGTGATTCGAATTCTATTACGATAAGGTTGTAATGCTTGTTCTATATTCTTTTTCACTGTTTCAAAATCAAATGGATTGTCTCCTACCCCCTGTACATCTCGAACCTGTATATTAACTTGTCCTGTCTTTTTAACTATTTCTTCAAACAGTGCTTGATGTCCTTTGTGCCATGGTTGCCATCTACCCAACATCTGAGCTGTGGGCCTGCGATTATCCCAAATATATTCTTGTATTTCATCTGCTATTCTCAGAGACCACAATTCAGCATTCAGCGTGGGCACTCGAAAATCATATTCTTCTGGTGGTACAAACATTCGATTGGTATCTTCAAAACGTCCTTCCTTGATAGTGTCTACCCATATTGTATAATCAGCGGCAAAGTCTTCTCGAGTTCGTGGAGTTGGACAAACAAAGTCTGCGATCACGTGTCGTCCAAGGTCTAATCCCTCTTGTGCCAGGCGCTTCATTCTCTCTGCCTGTCTCGTCCTGCCTTCGGGGGAAAAATCCCAATCGTTGGCCTCTGCCCTCACTCGGTCGGCATTCAACCAAGTGGCACCTAGTATTGCGCACAATTTGTCAGCTAGATAACTCTTGCCGGATCCCGGCAATCCCATTACTAATATTTTTTTATTTTTTGCCATTGATGATTTGATGTATGTGTTGCCAGTTATTTACTCGGATGATGTCTTCATGTTCCAAACCTTGGTTGTAATCGTGATTGTATAACAATGGACGCAGACCATATTCCAATCCTTTTTTAGCATTGGTCCATTTGTCTTCAACCCACCATAGATTGGTACCATGAAATTCTGCCAGCGCAGCGTCCTTGTGATCTCCGGTTTCTAGTATAAAGTAATTTGTGAACACCGTGTCTCCAAACAGTTCCGCTAATCTTTTCTTCCTTAATTCCTGTGCTGGTATATCTGATGTTTGTGATGTTATGGGTATGAATGTCCATCCTTCTGCATGTAATAATTTAACCCAGGTCTGGGCATCCGGCATGGGCAGTTGTGTACTCATCCATGCGCTTTTGTTAAATTCTCTAACTAATTCTCTAGAAAGGTCTTTATGTATGCCATATCGAATACTCATGTCATACTCGTGATCCGTATTTTCAAATTGTGGGAATCCTCGCGAGATCATCCATTTGGCAAAATGTTTTTCCCATTCCAGCAGCACACCGTCGACGTCTGTGAGTATTATCCTATCTGATCGTGGCATCTTCCATTCCAGCCACTCTTAATTTAACTATGTTGGTTAACTGCCATTGTTTTTGATCTAATCCTTTGGTTATGCCCAACCATTTATTCCTCAATAGTGCAAACTCATTAATAATCTTTTCCATGTCTACCACATCTGCTTCTCCATCCACGTACTTGTCCGCATCTCTGGATGTCAGTGCTCTGTTGTAATTTTCCAGGAATTTCTTGAATGTCTTTGATCTCAATCTTCGATTTTCTATGTGTAAATATTCTAGAATAGCTTCAATCTCCTGCAATTGATTAAATCTTTGTTCCACCACACCAGGCAATGATGCTGCCGCCTTCTCTAGGTTTCCAAAAATATATATTTCTTTCCTTGCCGTTTCTAGTTCTTTATCAAAATATTGTATGCAGTCAGGTATTAGGCTGATGTCTTGGCTGACCTTAGTGTACCAACTCATTGATCTTCATCTTCATCTTCGTTTCCTTCATCAAACACGCTCTCTATGGCCTCTTCCAACTTCTCATCGTATTCTCCAGCAGACTTGATCACTTTGGTGGGCACGCCTATGTCTACCAAAGTCTTTATGAAGTCCACGGCACAATCCACTTTCTGTCTGTCGGGCACATAATGGCTGATTGAGTTCCATATTTGTTCTATTTCTTCGTGAGTGAATTCTTGCATTAATTTTTTTCCTGCCAAAGTGTTATAAAAATTCTTTTTCCTTTTTTGCTATCCCAATAGCCATGATAACCCATGATTTCTTTATTTTTTTTCTTTCTTATTTTCTTTTTCATCTTCTTCTTGTTGTTTTGTTTCAATCTTTTTTATATTCTGATAGTCATTCATTATCATTGTTAATTTATCTCCGTCCCAGTCTTTCCTGTATTCCAATTGTTCTTTGCCTTTGCTGTCCACGTATTTCAATCTATTGCCGGATTGCACCAGCACTCCTTGTTTCTCAAATAAATCAACCAATCCAGAATATGGATCCATGCCCGTGTCATATGGGATCTTGACCTGCACGCTTTCAAAAGGCTTGGCATATCTAGTCTTCATTACTTTACATGCTGCTCTGATACCTCTCACTTCTGAAATTTTATTACCTGCTTCATCTTCTTTTAATTTTAATTTCTTCATTGCTATCACAATAGAAGAAGCATAGATAAATCCCTGTCCCCCAGATATCTTGTCATCTGGATCAAACATGTCCTGAGATGCATAGGTATGATTGGTGCAGACCATTCCCACGTTCCAGGAGCCAAACATATTCACGCAGTTCCTGACCAGAGATGTCAGAGCCTTGGGTTTTCTACCCAAATCTCCTTTCATTTCTCCTGCTTCAAATTGATTGACATCTGTGGGAGTCAATAACATGCCCAATGAATCTATCACAAATAGTATCTTGGGAGCATTCTCTCTGTTGTCGGGATTTTCTTCTCTGTAACCTTTCATGAATTCTGATATGGTCTTTGCCACATCGTCTACCATTGAAAGACTTAACTTTAATAATTTCTTCTCATTGGTGTCCACGCCCAGTGCCTGCAACCATGATTCGTCCAGTGCGTTCTCAGTATCAATTAGAATAACATAGATACCTTGTGCTTGTGCATTCTTGATGATATTGCCTGATGCTATGTAAGATTTACCTGCTCCGGATTCTCCCGCCAGCACAGATACCTTGCCCAGCGGAATTCCCTTGTTGAAATCTCCAGATATCAAATAGTTTAATGCGTAGTTGCCTGTTGATATCCAGTCTGTGGGATCATTGAATCCCAATCCCAGGCCTTGTATTGATTTTGTGATACTCTTCCTAAATTTTGTTGCATCAAATACTTTTGTCATTTTTAATTCCTATATGTTCTTATATTAACACTAATTGGCTCCAGTGTCAATATGCTGGAGCCAAAAGGGAAAAAATTAGTGTTACTTGCTTTGTCTTGATCTGATCAGTTTCAAGATGTCTTCTGCTCTCTTGGCGCTGTCAGTGCTGGGCTGAGGTGCTGCCGCAGCAGGGGCCACTTTGACTGTTTCCGCTTTGGTAACAATCTCTTCACCCGCCGCCTGTGCTGCCACAGACGCAGAACCATTTGCGGATCCGTTGGATTGCATTGACACGCCGGCTGGTCTGAAATACTGACCATATTTTTCCAGATCATAAGCTTCACCTTCCACAGATTTTTCAAATAATTCTTTGATTATTTTTACCTCTGCATCAGTGGGCTTCTTGGGCCTGAAGTCCGAAAGATTGAACAATCCAAACTTGTCGATCGCTGCTCTCTCCGCTTCGTCCAGGGCTCTTTCTCTTCTGCTCCATTTTGAAGTGGAGTAATCAGCATATCCGCCCTTGGATGTCTTGGTTATCCTGAAATCCACGCCTCTCACAGCATCAGTTGGTAACTCTTCCATTTCTGGATCCAGTAACGCACTTCTGATTATGTTGAAGATCTGTGGACCAATGATAAATCTTCTTATTGGATTCTCTGGTGTCTTGTCATCACTCAATGGATTTTGTAACACGAAACCTTGGAATATATAACTTTTCTTTTTCCAATATTTCCTGCCCATGTCTTCCATTGACTTGTCTTTGAACCAGGGTCTGACTTCTGTCAGCACCGGGCAAGTTTCTCCATACATCTCCATGCATGGCACCTGTACCTGCACTGGTCTTGAATCAGCTTGACCCTTGATCCCAGCAAAAGGCAACTTGATCATTGCTCTCTCTGTCCAGAAGAAAGTGTTGCCGGTATCCTTGTCAGGTAAGAAACGAACTACCGCTTCTTGATTTTCCTGTATGTTCCAGTGTGGGTAGATGGCGTTGTCGCCGCC